AAAATGTATTTTATTGCATTTTTGCTTCTTGTTTTATTAGATAAATAAGTTAGTTCAATGAAATTAACTTTAAATTCTTCATAGCGCGGGAGTTTCATGGCGAGAGCGGTGAAAAGAGATTTGAGTATTGATTGTATCTCGTCATGTGAAGTTGCATTTGTAAGTTTTATCGCATGTTCAGAGTACATTGTTGCAATAGAACCAGATGAGCGCTGTGAAGTTATTGAGTTAAATATAAAGTGAAAGTATTCAATCTTCTCAAGAGATTGTTTAAACATTTTCAAAGATATTTTATTTTCTTTCCAAGCCCTGGTGAGAGCTAGTGTCATTGATGATTGTTGTTTAACTTTGAATGAGTTGAGGTTTTCAAATACGTCTTTGATTTTTAACTCTTGTTTGCTCCACTGTACACTGTCAGGGGTGTTGATCATTTTATAATAATCAGCGCAGTTAATTATGGTTCTAAGGAGTGTTTCTGCCTTAGAGTTATCATCACCCAAGTACTCTTTAATTTCAGAGAAAAGTTTTTTATCAGTGGTGTATTGATGCTCTGATAACCAATAGTGAAGAAGATAGTTGTCTAATATATTTTCTCCAGAGTCGATGTCAAATTTTGAGACTAAGCTGTTCCACGATGTTTTTGCAGCATCATATTTGGTGTTGTTGGAGCGCAATTTTTTTAAGAATAAGTTTTTAACGAGATCTGAGGTTTTTAAATCGCGGCCACGAGCATTTAGTGTTTCGAAAATAAGGTAGGCATCATCTTCATTGTCAAGCTGTATAAAGACAAGTTTTAAAGCGAGTATTTTGTCTCTAATATCTTTAAGTTTCTGGATTGGGCTGTCAATGATGTCATGAAATAGTTCGATTTGATTTGTTGTTTCTGTCTGTATTTCAGGTATTAGTTTTGTTATTTTATCACGAATGAGATTGTATGCATTTTCTAGATTTTTTTCCTCGATTCCAATATCATCTGTAATAATTTCTTTTTTAAATGATTGGATTACACCATGAAGAAAAGGGAACGAGGTCTCGGCATTAAGAATAAATTCATTTTCATTGTCAACATTAGCTTTTTCAATGTACATATGAATACCCTTTGCTAAGTTTTCTTGCTTTAACTTTATGAAGGAATCTCTTATAACCGATAAAATGATAGTGATTGTGGTTAGTCTTTGCTGGCCGTCAACAATACCAAAATAAGGTTTGGCTGATTGAAATACAACCATTGACCCAATGAAGTAATTTTCATCTTTATTTTTAGTTATATCTTCCCAAAAATTTTCAACTTCGTCCTTTTCCCAGGAATATGGTCTTTGAAATCGAGGAATTTTAAAGTAGCCGGAAGAAAAGATGTCTTGAATTTCTTTATCGTTAGCTTCAATTTTCATGATGCACCTTAGTAGTAATCAGTTTTTGCCTTTATTAAGCGGTTAGGGTGTTAAAGCCTAAAGTTAAAAGATTTGTAACTGCACCGGCAATGACGCCCGGAGTCCCGTCTTTTACCGCACTGATAATTTTATCGCCCATCGTCTCATTTCCGCCGAGTGCCTCAAGCTTTCTGTTGAGCACAGAAAGCGCCTTTTCGGTCAATCTAACGTCAAAAAAGCCTCTGTCATGATCCGTTGCGTACAGGATGTATCCGTTTTCTTGCAGAAACATAAATGTGCCAGCAATCACACTACGGAGATTATCTATTGATTTCATCTCGTGTGAGTTAGAGTCCAAAAAGTAATCGTCAGTGAGCTCTGCGCTAAATTTTTTGTAGGTAATTACTTGAGGCACTGGGAAGTTATCCCAAAGCAACGCAAAAATTTCCGCTGTCTGCTGATTAAACAAATCGAGGTTTTTCGACATGCAAAATTCCATTTCTTCTGATGATGAATGGGTCAAGCGCTGGGTAAGTCACATGACCTGTCTGGCGCGGAATTGCGATCTGAGTTCGCGCGAGGTTGACACCTATACCGACAAGTTGGTCGAGCAGGCCTGCAGTGCTGAGCTCGGTGAGGTCGTCAAAGACTTACTTAATCACATCAGGATGCAGAAATAAAAGGATCTATATCAATATGTTAACCCTGATTTATGTCACTCCGTGACCCACGTGTTACTTAATGGCTATCGGCAGTATGTGCATGAGGAGCATTTTTTGCGCGTTACGCGGCAAATTATCATTCGACCGGCACCGAAAATGCCGGTTTTTTATACCATTTTTCCGCGATTTTTCCGTTTTTTAGTCATGCATGCATCTGGTGCGTAAGTTTGCATGCGCCGACGTGTCGTTCTCTCGCGCTCCCTCGCCAGTGCTGGCGCGGTCTGTCGGTGGTCGTGCAACTGCATTAAAACCGACTACTAAAGCGGGCAGGCGAGGCGGGGATAGCATTGCGCGCGCACGAACTTTATGCTCTTATAAAAAAAAATTCATAGGATAAAGATTATGTCTATCAAAGCGATCGAGGCAAAGTTTGCCAAAGCTCAGGATGAGCTTGTTCTTCAACATTCCGATCTCTCCTTAAAATCTGTAACAGACATGATAGAGATGGGCTCAATTGATATAAGTCCGAAGTATCAGCGTAGAGAAAGATGGTCAGAACATGAAGAGTCAGAGTTGATTGAGTCTTTTTTGATGAATATACCTATACCCCCTATTTATCTGGCAGAAGATCAATATGGTATTTATTCAGTAATTGATGGAAAACAAAGATTAACTGCGATTCATAGATTTCTTAAAAATAAATTGAAACTTCAAAATTTAGAGCTATTTACTGAGCTTGAAGGGAAGTATTTTCAGGATTTACCATTGTCGTTAGCCAACGCTCTCGCGATTCGCCCTTATTTACGAGTGGTTACTTTATTACGTCAATCTAATTCAGAGTTGAAGCATGAGGTTTTTTTACGGCTAAATAAAGCAGGGGTTCCCTTAAATCCGCAGGAAATCCGTAATGTGGCATTTCGCGGTGAGCTTAATGATATGTTATTCGAAGTTTCAGAGAATGCAGCTTTAAGGGCTATGCTGAAATTTTCCAAAAGCTCACCCATGTATAGGGAAATGGTGGATGTACAATATGTCCTTCGCTTTTTTACAGTGCGAGAATATTGGAGTGATTTTCATGGAAATATGGACAAGGCTATGGATGAATTTATGTCTACGCATATACATTCAAGTTCAGCTAACATTCAGAAAATGAAGGATGTGTATCTAAAAAGTATCAACTTCTGTCAATCTGTATGGGGCGGGGAATCTTTTAAAAGACTTGATAAAAGCACACGGGTAATTCAAGGTATGTATGATGTGCAGATGGTATGTCCAAGTCTGTTGACTGATGCTGAGTATAATAATGCAATTACTCAACCAGCTAAAGTTAAAAAAGCTTTGGATGATGCCTTAAAGAATGATCCGGAATTTTTAAATGCGGTAACTCAATTTACTTCTAACCCTCGCAACGTTAATTACAGAATTTCAGCTTTTACTAACATTTTACGAAGGATTTGAAATGTCTGCAAAGGTTACACTAATTAAAAGAATCAATGCTTTTGAGGAAGCGCTGTTATTACCTCAATTGATAAATGAATCTGCGGGTGACACACCTCACAATAGAAGTGCAGCTTTACTGAGAAAAGGTTTAGGTATTGTTATTTTTAATATATTAGAGGATTTTATAAAAGAACGTACTGTTGAAATGTTTACATCTGTTTCATCATCTCTTACGAGTTTTTCATATCTTCCGAAAGAATTGCAAGAAGCTGCTACTTTAGGCGCTCTAAGGGGATTGTCAAATAAGGCGGCCCTTGAGAAAAAAGCGCAAGGCAATTGGTTGGGGCTTATACATACAGAGTCAATGAATATCAATTCAACCTCTCAAGTTAATGGTTTTACTATATCACCATTTTCATTAATGTCTGAGAACTCTAATATCTATGCTGAAGATATACCAAAAGCTATGAAGTGTTTGAATATAGACGGCGGTTGGGATACATTGCAAAAAATCAGCACATTAGTTAATGGTGGTATCCCTGATCTCAAACAGTCATATATGAATATTTCAACTAGAAGACATAGGGCCGCGCATGTTGCAAGTTTTGATTATGAACATGGGTGGCTTAAAGATGCTATAAACGAAATTTTTGCGATCGCTTTATCTTTTGATATTGCTTTGACATGTAGATGTAGAGAGTTACATTCTAAGCCTGCTGTTATGTTGATGAAATCATCTATTGTTAGTTCTCTCTCATGTCGTTTCCTCATTCACAATGCACAAAAAAATCATTTTAGTGAAAAGTTATCCCTTACAGCCAAGAAGTCAGTTAAAAATTGGAGTGATATTGGCGCTGCGATACAAAATATTGCACCCAAATGTATAACAAATAATGAATACTTAATCGTGTTAAATTCACAGTCACGAATAAGTAATTGGTATTGCGGTTAAGGCATTGACAAATAGTCAATGCCCCTATTAAATGACTATCAGTTTATAAGGACATATTCGTTAAAAGATATTACCTCCTCACCTAACCAATAATTAATTTCCTTAAATCGCTCCTGCAACGGTGTCAGCTCGTTACGCACAAACACCTGCGCCGCTTTCACCACATCGCCGAAACCGCCGGTATTATTCGGCATCATCCCCATAAGCTGGGGCGGTACGCGGTGCGCGCTTAACAGGTCGGCCTCGCTGACCTTTTTGATATTAAAAAAGTCGTCTTTGGTTGCCACCTCGCTGAGCGGGATAATCTTGATCCCGTCGGATTTTCCGCTGGGTGCGTAGAAAAACAGATTTTTAAAATTCCCCAGGCCTTTTGAGTTACGCATCGCATCGCGCATCGCTTCTACGTCGGTGCTGCTCTGTGCGGCGTCGGTCACGTACATGATGTAACCGGCGTGTGCGCCGTTCTGGTAATATTTGCGGCGGTACAGGGTCGCCGACTCGTTAAGCCATGCCGAGTTAAGCGCGCTTAGATATTCCGGCATCCCGTAAATTTCCTGGTTGATGTCCGGCTCCATCAGGTGAAACACCGATCCGTTTTCAAAAGGGTGCGGCTGGATGAATGACGGCACCCACCAGTAATCCCCCTCGACCACCCCGCGCCGTGTGTATTTGGCCGGTGAGGTTTCAAGCTTCATCACGCGGCCCGTGGCGCTCATGCGCTTTTCCAGAAACGCATTTCCGAACACCAGAAAATCCAGCACAAAGCGGCTGAAATCCTGCTGCGATAACAACGGGTGCGGGACGAATGTGGAAGCCAGAATGTTACGCTTCACGTAAATCGGCGAGCTGTGGTGAACGGCGGCGCGCAGGCTTTTGGCAAGTCCCGTAAAGCTCACCGGCGGCTCATACCATTTGCCGTTACTGATGCATTCCACATAATCCAGAATATCCCGGCGGTCGAGCACCGGCGAGGGTTCGCCGAAGGTGAACGCCTCCATTTTTGGCGCGTCGGCTGTGGTGTTTATTACCGCTTTTGACTGCTGCGGCCTGCGGCTTTTTCGTTTGGACATCAGTTAAACTCCAGAATGGAAGATGCCGCCATGCCGCTGCCGGCACTGAGCGGTTCGTTAATTAATACGTGCATGGTCGCCCAGGCTAAATCTGCGTGGCTGGCCTCCTCGGTGCGGCTGGCCTCATAGGTGGCGCTGCGCCCGCTGCCGGTCATGGTTTTGCGGATTGACATAAACGACTGCGTGATGTCGGTTGCGCCGACGTCGTATTCCAGACAGCCGCGCGCAATGGTGTCTTTGGCTTTCAGCACCATCGCGGTTTTGACTTCCGGCGTGTAGCGGATTTCACGCGCTGCCGGGAAAAACGAGCGCACAAGCTGGTAAACACCCTGGCCGAGGCCGGTCGCGTCAATGCCGATGTATTCGACGTGGTATTTCAGGGTCAGGTCGCGGATGGCGTTGGCCTGGGCGGCGAAGTCCATCCCTTTCCACTGGTGACGCTCCAGAATGCGGAATTTGCCGCCGGTGACCAGTGGCGGCGCGATAACCACGCACCCGGCACTGTCGCCGCGCAGCGACGGATCGTAACCAATCCAGACTGTGCGCTGCCCGAATGGCCTGTCGGCAAACGGCGCGAAATCCTCCCACTCCTCCAGGCTGTCGACCATGCAGCGCTGGAGCTCCTCGAACGGGAACACAGACGCCTTGTCGTCAACAAACTCGCACATAAACAGGTTACGAAAATCATCGGTGCTGTTTTCCTGTTTCAGTGTGTCCAGGTCAAACAGGGTACAGCCTCGCGCGAGTGCGTCCTCAATGGTGACAATCTGCCGCCACTGACCATCCGCGCACAGCACCCCACCGGCGAGCGCGGTATGTGAAATATCGATATCCACGCGTTCACTGGCGCTGGCGCGGCCCTTGTTGAACAGCTCGCCCGACCAGAACGGATACGCGCCGTGACCGAGCGAGGAGGGGGTCGAAAAGTAGGTCGTGCGCAGGTGTTTTTGTGAGGCCATGCCGGAAGCGACTTTACGCAGGCGCTGAAAATTCGGTATCCAGAAAATTTCATCGACATACAGGTCGCCGTTATGGCTCTGCGCGGTGTTGGAGTTGGTGCCGAGAAAAATCAGTTTTGCCCCGTTGTTTCCGATGACCACCGGGTCGCCGGTCAGGTCGACGTCGACCAGGCGGGCAAAGGCGATGATGTATTCGCGGAACACATACGCCTGGGTTTTACTGGCCGATAAAAATATCTGGTTGTTACCGGTTTTCAGGGCGCGTAATAACGCCTCGCGGGCGAAATAAAACGTCGCGCCAATCTGGCGGGATTTCAGGATATTGCGGATGCGGTGCGCCAGCCCGGCGCGGTGCCAGATAAGCTGGTATTCGAAAGACTCATCAAAAAAAATCTCTTCAAGTTTCTCGATGGCCTCGTCGCTGAAAAAATTCTTTTTCGGTTTGCGGCGCTCACCCTTGTTGCGGTTCGCCACGTTGGGATTTAAATCCGCCTCGTTACCGGTCTGGCCGTAGCGGTTTACCCTGGCGAGCCGCTCCATCTGACGCGATAAAAAATCCGCGACCTTAAAGTCATGCGCGGTTAATTCCGGCTTGGCGTAAAGCTGGATGAGCCGCGCCTCTAACGTACTTTCAACCCGGTTTAATGGCGCGGTTAAGTCCCATTCGTCGCGCTGCTTCCAGCTCTGAACGGTCGGGCGTTTGGTCTGTAACATCTCGGAGATTTGCGGCACGGAGAAGCCCTGCCAGTACAGGAGCGCCGCCTGTCGTCGTGGATCATGTAACAGCGTAGTGTCGGTGACCGGCTGGAACAGCACCGCCGCAATATCGGTCTGTAATTTAAACCCGGCCAGCATGCTCTGGCCGGTTAAATCCTGACATTTAATCGCGAGAACCCCATGAGCAAAGAAAACGTAGTGACCCTGGAAAAACCCGTTAAGCGCGACGAGAAGGTGATTAACGAAATCACCCTGATTAAACCCACTGCCGGTACGCTTCGCGGCGTCAGCCTGGCGGCGGTGGCAAACTCCGAAGTCGACGCGCTGATTAAAGTGTTGCCACGCATGACGGCCCCGTCGCTGACCGAGCAGGAAGTCGCCGCGCTGGAGCTGCCGGATCTAATCGCGCTGGCCGGTCGGGTGGTCGGTTTTTTGTCACCGAGCTCGGCGCAGACTTCCCGGTAAAACTGACGGTCGATGACCTGATGGCGGATATCGCGGTGATCTTTCACTGGCCGCCATCAGAGTTATATCCCCTGAGCCTGACCGAGCTCGTCATATGGCGCGAAAAAGCGCTCCAGCGAAGCGGACACACGAATGAGCGATAACGTTAAATTACAGGTATTACTCAGGGCGGTAGACCAGGCATCGCGACCCTTCAAAGCGGTGCAGGCGGCAAGCCGCACCCTTTCGGGTGAAATTCGCGGGTCACAGAATGAACTCAAAGAGCTGAACGCCCGCGCCCGTCAGATTGAAGGTTTTCGCAAAACCAGCGCCCAGCTTGCGGTCACCGGTAATGCGCTTGAGCAGGCAAAAGCGCAGGCCGCCGCGCTGGCGCTTCAGATGCGCAACACCGCCAACCCGACGAACGCGCAGGTTAAAGCGCTGGAGAATGCCAGGCGAAGCGCGGCGGAACTGCAAACGAAGTTCAACGGCCTGCGCCTGTCGGTGCAGAACCAGCGCGGCGCACTGCAACAGGCCGGTATCGACACGCGAAATCTTTCCGCTGCCGAGCGCCAGCTACGCGGCAATATCGCGCAGACCACCGAAACGATGGAGCGCCAGCGCGCCGCCCTTGCGCGGGTCAGTCAGCAACAGGCGCGGCTTAACGCCGTCCGGGCACGGTACGAGCGGGGCAGGGAAATTGTCGCCGGTGCGCGTAACACCAGTGCGGCGGCGCTGGGACTCGGTACGGCGGGGCTGTTTGCCGGTAGTCGCATGATTGCCCCCGAAGTGCAGGCCGAAAAAAGCGGCGCGTTAATCGCCGCGCGTCAGGGCGAGGACAGCGGTGCCGGGGCGCAGTATGCCCGCGTGATTAAGGATGTCAGCGCATCCGGGGTCAGTGAAGATATTGAGCGGATCACCGACGCCGTGTCGGCGGTGCGCAGTACCCTCGGCACGATGGGAAATGTGGGTGAGGCGGAGTTAAACCGCATCACCCGTAAGGCGCTGGATATGCAGACCGCGTTTGGCAGTGAAGCCGCCGAGAGTATCCAGATTGCGGGCATCATGATGAAAAACGGCCTCGCAAAAGACAGCGATGAGGCGCTCGATCTCATCGTGTCCGGTATGCAGCGGGTTTCCGCGCAGATGCGCGGTGAGATGCCGGAAATTCTGCATGAATATTCCACCCATTTTCGCAATATGGGTTTCAGCGGTGCGGAAGCGATGTCGCTGCTTGTTGATATGTCGAAACAGGGCAAATTTGCCCTGGATAAAACCGGCGACGCCATCAAGGAATTTTCGATCCGGGGCTCGGATATGTCAAAAAACAGCGTCGCGGCGTATCAGCAAATCGGTCTTAATGCCGGGAAGATGTCAGCGGCCATCGCCAGCGGCGGAGAAAAGGCGCGCGTGGCGATGCAGAAAACCGCGCGCGGCCTGCTGAAAATAAAGAACCCGGCAGAGCGGGCCAACGCGGCGATTGCCCTGTTTGGTACGCCCATTGAAGATTTGTCCATTGACCAGATCCCGGCGTTTCTCGGGGCACTGGCCGGGGTGAAAAACCAGCTCGGTGACGTCAGCGGCGCGGCGGAGGAGATGGGTAACACGCTGCGCGATAACCTTTCGGGGGATGTGGAACGGTTGCAGGGCGCATTTTCCGGGCTTCGCCTGAACGTGTTCACCGGCATGAATGACCAGCTTCGCAAACTCACCCGGACCGCGACGCAGTGGCTTGGCAAGCTCAACACTTGGGTGAAAGCTAACCCTGAACTGGTGACAAAAATCGTCCTGGTGGCGGGCGCGGTCACGGGGCTCGTTGCCGTGCTGGGTGGCGTGGGTCTGGTGCTGTGGCCGGTGATGGCGGGCATTAACGCCCTGATTGCCGGGGCGGGCCTGCTGGCGACCGGTTTCAGCATCGCCGGGACAACCATCGCCACCGCCATCGGCGCAATTGCCTGGCCGGTGGTGGGCGTGGTGGCGGCCATCGTCGCCGGTGCGCTGCTCATCCGTAAATACTGGGAACCGATAAGCGCCTTTTTTGGCGGCGTGGTGGAAGGTTTGCGGGCGGCATTCGGGCCGGTGGGTAACATCTTCGCGCCGTTGGGTCCGATGTTCGACACGCTCGGCGGCGGGCTGCAAAAAATCTGGCAGTGGTTTAAGGAATTAATCGTGCCGGTGAAATCGACCCAGGACACGTTCAACAGTTGCCGTGATGCCGGGGTGATGTTCGGTCAGGCGCTGGCCGATGCGCTGATGATGCCCCTTAACGCCTTTAACAAACTGCGCAGCGGGATTGACTGGGTACTTGAAAAGCTGGGCGTGATTAACAAGGACGCCGCCACACTCGACAAGACTGCCGCGAAAGCGAACGCCGCCACCCAGGGCGGCGGCTATGTGCCGGTCACCGGGGCATATGGTGGTTATCAGGGCTACCAGCCGGTGACGGCACCGGCGGGCCGATCATATATCGACCAGAGTAAAAGCGAGTACAACATCACGCTGGCGGGTGGTGCTACGCCGGGGGGCAACCTGACGCAGCAACTTCGCGAGGAGCTGGAGCGTCACGAACGTGAAAAACGCGCCCGCGCCCGTGCCAGCATGACCCACGACTGAGGAGACAAATCATGATGCTCGCCCTTGGAATGTTTGTGTTTATGCGCCAGACGTTGCCTTATCAGACGCTGCAACGTGATGCGGAATACCGCTGGCCGTCAAACCCCCGCGTCGGTAAGCGCGATGCTTTCCAGTTTCTTGGCCCCGGTGAGGAAACTGTTACGCTTGCCGGGGTGCTTTACCCGGAGCTGACCGGCGGAAAGCTGACCCTGACAACGGTGCGCCTGATGGCGGAGGAGGGGCGCGCCTGGCCGTTGCTGGACGGCACCGGCACGATTTACGGGATGTACGTTATAAACAATGTCAGTGAAACCGGTGCTCTGTTTTTCAGTGACGGAACGCCACGCAAAATCGACTTTACCCTGAAGCTCACCCGTGTGGATGAATCCCTCGCGGCCATTTACGGCGACATTGGCCGCCAGGCGCAGTCGCTTGTCGGTAAGGCCGGGGACATGGCGAAAGGGCTGACCGGATTAATGGGGGCGGTCTGATGCTTGATATGCTGACCGGCAACGCGGGCGGGGTGCGCACCCCCGCCTTTATGCTGACCATCAACAGCCGGGATATTACCGGCAATATCAGCGACCGGCTGATAAACATGACGCTGACCGACAACCGGGGGTTTGAGGCCGACCAGCTCGACATCGAGCTTAATGACGCTGACGGCCTGGTCGAACTGCCGATCCGGGGCGCGGTGCTGACGCTGTTCATTGGCTGGAAAGGGGAGGCGCTCACCGGTAAGGGGAGTTTTACCGTTGATGAAGTTGAGCACCGGGGCGCGCCGGATGTGGTGACCATCCGCGCCCGCAGCGCTGATTTTCGCGGGACGCTCAATTCACGCCGCGAACAGTCCTGGCACGACACCACGCTAGGGGCCATTGTGGAGGCTATCGCCGCGCGCAACAAACTGGCCGCAGGCGTCACGCCGGAGCTTGCCGGGATTAAAATCCCACATATCGACCAGTCGCAGGAGTCCGATATTAAATTCCTGACCCGTATTGCTGAGCGAAACGGCGGCGAGGTGTCGGTGAAAATGGGGAAACTACTGTTTCTCAAAGCGGGGCGGGGGGTGACCGCCAGCGGCAAGCCGATCCCGCAGGTGACCATAACCCGCAGCGATGGCGACCGGCATCAGTTTGCCATTGCTGACCGGGGAGCCTACACCGGCGTGACGGCAAAATGGTTACACACCAAAGATCCGAAGCCGCAGAAACAAAAAGTTAAGCTTAAGCGCAAGCCTAAACCACCCAAGCCCGGCGCACCGGCGCACCCGAAAGCGAAGCCAGTCAAAGTACCCGAGGCGCGTCAAGGCGAATATATGGCCGGGGAGGCTGACAATGTGTTTGTGCTGACAACCATTTATGCCACCAAAGCCCAGGCGATGCGCGCCGCCCAGGCCAAATGGGATAAATTACAGCGCGGTGTGGCGGAGTTTTCGGTAAGCCTGGCATATGGCCGCGCTGATCTGTATCCGGAAATGCCCGCGCAGGTATCGGGTTTTAAGCGGGTGATTGACGATCAGGCGTGGGTTATCACAAAGGTGACACACTCACTGAACAACAGTGGTTACACGACAGCACTGGAATTTGAAGTAAGGATTTTAGATGTTGAGTACGAAAACGAGGATTAATGTAAAACACTTATTCTCAAATAAAGAATGAATCGGTATCATTTATTCACTTTTTGGGAATTTTGGGGTGAATATGTTTCATTGTCCGCAGTGTCAGCACGCAGCACACGCACGTACTAGTCGCTACTTAAGTGAAAATACTAAAGAACGTTACCACCAATGCACCAACATCAATTGCAGTTGTACCTTTGTCACTATGGAGTCAGTGCAGCGATTTATTGTAATGCCAGGTAAGATTGATTTCGCTCCGCCCCATCCTGTACCGGGCGGGCAACAACAAATGTGGCTTTGAAGCAGCCCCGCAAATGCGGGGTTTTTTTATAAATGAAAATGAGGACGCCCAAAATTCATCGCCATTTAATCGCCACTGCAAAAACATAAAATAAAAAGCCACTCGTTAAAGTGGCTTAATTATATGAATTTAAAGCTAAAATTTGGTGGCCCCTGTTGGGTTTGAACCAACGACCAAGCGATTATGAGTCGCCTGCTCTAACCACTGAGCTAAGGGGCCGTGGCGCAGGATTATAATGGATGTACTGTTCTCAATCCAGCCATTACCGTGCGGCTGCTGCTTTTATCAGCAATTTAAACGCGGTCTTTTATACTTTAATAATCCGTAAGTTATCGGGAGTAAGCATGATTAGCGATATTTTAGCACCCGGGTTAAGAGTGGTGTTTTGCGGGATTAACCCGGGTAAATCTTCTGCCCATACCGGATTCCATTTTGCGTATCCAGGTAATCGATTCTGGAAGGTTATCCACCAGGCTGGGTTTACCGATAAACAACTGCTTCCGGAAGAAGAGCAGCAATTGCTGGATACCCGCTGCGGGATCACCATGCTGGTGGAACGCCCAACGGTGCAGGCGAAGGAGGTTGGGCTACATGAGTTGCGCACCGGTGGACGCGAGCTTATCCGTAAAATCAACGATTATCAGCCAGCTGCACTGGCGGTATTAGGTAAAAAAGCCTTTGAGCAGGCATTCAGCCAGCGTGGTGTGAAATGGGGCAAGCAGGCGTTAACCATCGGTGAGACAGAGGTATGGGTGTTGCCCAATCCCAGCGGATTAAATCGCGCATCGCTTGAGAAGCTGGTGGAAGCGTACCGGGAACTGGACGAAGCGCTGATATTTCGTGGCCTATAAACAGGCGAAAAAAAACCCTCACAAAGAGGGTTTTTAACGTGACGTTCGAGATTAATCGTCGAGGAAGCTACGCAGCACTTCAGAACGGCTCGGGTGACGCAGTTTACGCAGCGCCTTGGCTTCGATCTGACGGATACGTTCGCGGGTTACGTCAAA